CTTTGTAATCAATGACGGGCACAGTGGTGGACCTGCAGTTGAAATGCTGCGGTGGCGTTGGCCCTTTGCCGTAGTCAAACTCTTGCCCATCAAGCGCCCGACAGATCGCACTGGTCCTGCTGTCCAGGGTTGCCACATACCGATAACGCTTGGTCACATCCTGATTTGCCTTGTAAACCTGCTGGCTTGATTCATTTGCTACTTGGTTAATGCTCGTTCGCACCATTGCATTTATCTGGTTATCAGCGACGGCTGTAACCTGCCCACCGGCTTGTGCAATTTGACGCAAGCTGCCAGGTTGCCCAAAGCGAAGCCGACCTTTTAACTGCCGTGCAATCTGATCAGTCGATTCGCCAGTTAGCAGCCCGTTGCGCACAGTCTTTGCAAACAGATCGGCCTGTGATTCAGCAAGCCCACGGAACGACTTCTGAAGCACCTTGCCGTTCGGCAACGTAATAGTTGTGCCCTGCGCAGCCGTCAACTGAAAGGTCTGAGGCGCACCGGCGACAGCAGCTTGCAAGTCATCGCTAAGCGACACCACGTTGATTGCTGTTGGGTCTACCGTTGCTACTGACTGAGCAAACTGCGGGCTGATCTGCACGCTGCGAATCTGTTGACGCAACTCAATCGGCAACGCACGCCGCAGCTCATTCACTACAAACTCGCTTTGCAGTTCGGCTAGACCCTGCAGGTCTTCGACAACCGCAAGCGTGCTGGTGCCCGCCCAGCCATCAAGGGACTCTTTTAGTTGCGCAAGAATCGCCCTAAGCCGTGCAGCTTTCGCAGGCGCCGCAAGCTCATCAATCCCACGGAGCTGATCAACAGCATCCAAAATAAGATCGTTGTATGTAACAGCAATCCGCTTGGCAACGCTGTTGCTAAATCGATTGAGGTCGATTGCATTGCGATACAGCTCCGAAGGTGTGCTCATAAATCATGCAGATCTAACCGCTCGGATTTTTCAACGCAGATAACAGACACATCCGCCCCGATTGTCAAAGCGTTGCCGACAATGTCGCTGAACTCCTGAATGACCTGTGCATCCCTCTTGTTTACACGAGTTTCGGTGACGCTATAAATCCCGTCCTCGTCGTACCAAGTGACACGCACCACGGCATAAACCTGCTGCTTAAGCTGCTGCCTGACGTAGTACAGATACTGTTTGTCAGGCTCTTGCTTTTCGGTCCTCCTTAGTTTGTCAATCCAGCTCATCTGTAGCCTCCGGGTCTTCATCCGGCATTGTGCCTTCAGTCTTAACCTCGGGTTCTGGCTTGCCCATTTCAATTAACCCGCCGGTTTGCGTGGCTTCAACTTCCTCCTCAACGTCGAACTCATCGCCCAGCACCTCACCGGCTGACAGTTGGTTGAGCAGGGTTTCTTGAGTGATAGTCCCAGCGGTGTAAAGCTGCAGCAGTGCTTGGATCTCCTGCGGCTCTAGGCGTGTTGCAAGGAAGTCGCGGTTGATGAAGCTGCTGCCGGCCTGAGCCTGCTGCATGTATTGCGCGTGGAACGTCAGGCAGTTGTCGATCAGATCCTGCATCTGCTGCGCAATCACCATCATTGTGCTGTCGCCTTGGCTGCGATCAATCCGCTTGGCTTCTGCTGTCTCTGCGCTGAGCTTTTGCCCGAGCACTGCAGCAAGGCCCAGCTCATTGATTTGCTGTGCGATCTGCTCAAGTCGCTGAAACTGTGCGCTGTAGCTGTTGCCTGATGGCTCAATGTATTCAGCACGCGCTGTTTCAGGCAAAGCCATTGCCTCGCCTGGGCCTGCGCTGATCTCTTCTGCCGACTGCGGGAAGCCGTAAATGGCAAGCATCGGAACCGCGCTGATGTGCAGCTGGTTATCTAAATCAGACTGCACCTGATACGCCTTGAGGTTTAGCTCTGCAATGTCAGCCAGTGGTGGCCGCGACTCAAGAACACCGACGCGGTTTGAATAAGCCACCGAAAACGGAATCTCGCTCAGGCTGGTCGTGCCTTCATCCACCAGGCGAAACTCACCTTTGTCATCCTTCTGATGGATCTCGAATGCGCCAGGCGTAAGCACCCGCACTTGCTCAACCTGCTTTTCGCCGTACAGACCATCGGGAACAGTGATCTTTTCCATCAGCCTGACCATCGTCAGTTGCTGTGATCCGTTGGCAATTTCAGAGCGCCAGCCAAGAATGTCTCGCGGTGTGTATTGCGTCCAATAAGGGCGGCCATTTTCACCAGCTTTTGGTGCATCAACTAAAACACCAACGTGCCCATAACGTATGCACTTGCGGGCGGTTTCGTAAGTCCAGACGTTTAGATCGTTGCCCTGCAAGTCAACGTCAAACAGTTGCTCAGTTACAACATCGCTGACATCTTCTAAACGCACAGGCTTGCGAGTCAACATGCCTGCCAACATGCGCTCCAGCCTGACGTAATAAGGCGCGAGCGTTGAACGCAAAAGCCTGTTGTCATAGGCCTCGTCTAGCTCTCGAGGTTCTTGCGGCAGGTATTTTCTGTGCCCTTTTCTGATGCCGTAAGTGCCCTGCAGCAGAGCTTCAATCAAAAGCCAATGCGGCTCCATGTTGATGTAAGCCATGTTCGGGCTTTCAACAGTGGTGACATTGCCAACACGCTGCCTACCTGAAAAACCTGAATACACGGCTAAAGCCCGCCCGATGATCTGATGTTAATCGACAGATCTATAGACACAAGAAAAGGGGCCAGCAACTGCCCCCTCTCAAGGTCTAATGGGCACCCCCCCACGACCACATCAATATAGGCGGATGCCTGTTCCTCGACCAGCGCGTGCATTCAGTGGGTTATACAACGCCCAAACCGCATACCCGAGCGCATCGTTTAAGTGGTCATAACCGGCCTCTTTATCAGGCTCCTCAGGATTGCGTTCTGAGTAACTCTGAAGTTCCAGGCACTCAATCATCCGCTCGCACTTGGCAAGGATCTGCAACCGGATCTCGCCCTTGCCGTTCTCCAGCAAAGCTTGAACAGCAGCCACCCGATCACGGATGAGAGGGTTGGAACGCCCGGCAATAACTGAGAGCCCGGCCATGGAGAGCAGTTCGCAATCAGTCTTCGAGGCATTCGTGCTTCGATTCTGGCCTGATGCGTCTGGGTAAACATAAACAGGGGCAGAAACGTGGGCAGATCTTTGCTTGATCTCTGCAGCCAGGGCATCTGTGTCATGAGCCTTCACCTCGTCGGTGATCAGGAATTGCTGGCCCAGACGCACACCGCAGACGGCGTTGCAATTACCAATGTTGAAGTCGATGCCCCAATGACGCGGTTCGTTGTCGAGGTTGACCGGGGCCGCCTGAATGACGTGCTTCGCTCGGTCGAATCTGTCGTAAACCTGCGTGCTGTTTAGGAGAACAAAGTCTCCGTTGAGGTATGCAGCAAGGCTGGCGGAGTCGTAGTTCTCCTGCAGCCGTTGGATGAAGTCTGGCGGGAGGTGTGGATTCTCCTCAGTACGCATTTTAATCAGCCTGCGATCTTCGCGCTGCTGCATCTCCGGTTTGCCAAATTGTTGAAACAGCCAGCGGAAACCTTCAGGCGTACTGGCCACAGCAAATTGCCGGACGTTACCTTCGCGCAAACGGCCCAGGATCTTTTCAAACGCGCTCTGTGCTTCGACGAGACGCAAGATGTCCACCTCATCAAAGACAGCGAACGCAGCGTTCACGCCAACCGCTGTCATGTTCCCATTCTTGATTGAGCGGCAAAGCAATGTGGTAGGCCGGCCCAGGTGCAAGGTGTACTCGGGCAGCGGACTTGTGCGGTAGGTGTAAGGGATGCCGTAGTGATCCAGGAATCGATCGAACGTCGCCTTCCAAATGTCGCGGATCATCGGATAGGTCGGCTCCATGACAATGCCGGTGTATCCCTGATTCAGGATTGCCAAGGTCAGAACCTTTGCAGCCAGCGCCGTCGTCTTCCCCGCGCCATACCCAGCAGTAAGGGCCAAGATCTCGGTTTGCGTGTCCTCGACAAACGCCAGCTGTCCAGGATGCAGATCAGCTTTGATGCGCCTCAGAATTTCGTCGGTGTCCTGAGCAGAGGGCGGCGTTGCGAACTGGGTGAGCTTTCCAGGTTCGCAGATGTCGTCAACCAGACTCATGACATCTCAAACCGCAGAAGCCTCGCCTGCATCTCGATGGCTTTCAACGCGGTGCTGTACTGCCTGCCATTCGTGGCTTTGCGCTGAATGTCCTTGAGAGCACAGAGCGATTCGTGCAGCCACTCTGGCCGCTCCAGCTCAGCATCAAGGCGCTGATGATCGCGGGCTCTCTTTATGTATTCCTCAACCTGCCGTTCGCTGATCTCCCAGGTCTCCGAACCGTATTGAAGGATCTGGGTTCTGCTGTTGCCCTCCAATAAGAGCTTATAAACGGTATTTATGCGCCCGTCTATTTCTACGTTTGTCGCCTTATTTGCCATGGGCCAAGCTTACACGCGCAAAAAGAATCATGGAAGATCTGAGAACTTGTTGCGCGGGTTTACGGGCCACCGGTTACTTCCTCAGCTGCTCGCAAGCGGCCTGGACGCCTAGGCGACAGTCACGCTCGGTCATCTGGTCCAACGTCTGCGTCAATGAATAAAAGAACGCGCCACCGAGTAAGACCAGAAGGCTGCAGGTGAAGAATGGGGCCATCCAGCAAGGGAGCTGTTGAGGGCGATAGAGCTTGTGCATTGGTTTGGGGGGTGTTGAACACTCATAATGTAGCACAAAAAGGTAGGGGTGCAACTAGACGATCTCAATGGTGTAGTCCAGCCCGTACCGCCGCGCCTCTGCAATCGCCTGCTCCAGATCTTCACGGTCCAGGCAATCAGTGTCGCCGTCGTCGGTGAGTAGGCGGAACTGGATCAGCTCTGCCTCCTCTCGCTCTTGGGCTGCGGCGAGGTCCTCCAGGTGCTCTCGCCTTTCGTGTTCCAGCAGGCTGTAGTTGTGGAAGTCCATCTCAGAACTGGGCAGCGAGGCCGGTAGCCAGGTGCTTAAAGAAGTGGTGGAAGTCGCCATTAGCGAAGTCCAATTGCTGCAGGATGCGGACCACGCCCTGACGCTCTTGGCCTTGGGTGCTGAGGATGCGGTCAATCACAACATCGGTGGTGATGATGTGGCTGTCGCCTGTAGTAGGGCTGACCACCTCGTAGGTGCGGATGTCGAAGTCTTTCTCGGTGAAGAAGGTTTGGAGGTTCATGGGGGGTGCCCGTTTCAATAATCAAATTGTAGCACAAACTAGGGGGAGTGCAACGCGGGCACAAAAAAGGGGCCAGCAGGCCCCGAGGTTCAATCTTTGGAGATTCGTTCCAGCTCTTTTAAGAGCCGTCGCTGCTCAGCTACATGTTCGGCTGTCAGCTCCTTGAGTCGTTTGTCCGACTCCTCCAGCTGTTCAACTAGGTCGGCCAGCTGTTTTGCAAAACTTTCCAGCATGATCAGCAGTACAGGCCAGCCAGCTTCATTTGAGTGTTGGCGGCTTCCAGCTCTTTGACCATCTCAGCAGCTTCGGGAGTGTTGCGCTTCGAGAAAGTCTCGATCATCTTCTCGTTCTGCTTGATGACGTAAGCGAGTTCGAAGTTTGTCATGGGTGGGGGTGTTTGTTTGACTCCTAAATTGTAGCACAAACAATCGGTAACGTCGATAGGTCGGTCCACGACGTACTGGTTGAACAACGCCTTCAACCGTTCCATGGGCAGGCAAAGTCTCATGGCTTCCTTTGCCACATTCTCCTGGCCTGTGTAGAGACGCTCCAGGGTTTCCTGGATTGCTTCCTCTAGTTCTTCAACAGTTCTTGGGCCTTGTATAGGCTCATCCTGTCTAGCCACTGACATTCCGCCCCACGTAATTCTAACTCATTGAGCAAGCGGACCTGAGGTGCTCCACTGCGGCGAGCCACCACAACCGCTCCCGTTTTAGGTTTGATGCCCGTCAGGTGCTGGAGCCCTAGGGAGTACGCGCCAGCCTGACAAATGTAGTTCGCCAGCATCTCTTCACTGCGGGCGTTGACGCTGGTTTTCCAGTCAGCGATGCAGAGAGTGCCGTCTAAGTCGATTAGCGCGTCTGCCGTTCCAGCCCAGCCTCGCGGGTCAAACACTGAAAACTCAATCGCGTGAATTGCGGTCACATTGGCCCCGATCCAAGACCGTAAGCCTCGGGCGTAGCCACTGGCGCTCCAGGGGACACGCGGTGCGCCTTGGATTGCCTTGCCGATGGCCCAGCTGGTGATCTGTTTAGGGGCACGTTCCAGGCCATCATCTCCGCTCCGCCAGCTGTTCCGTTTGTTGGCAGTTTGTCGAGCCAGCTTTGCTGCTGTTTTGAGGACGTACTCTGCGTGATCGTGCGCCAAAGTCCCGCGCTGGCAAGCAACATCACGCTCCACGGCAGCACCGGGCTTTTTAATCCAACGATCAAGTGCATCTTTCTGCCACTGGGGTGAAGTCTCTTTGAGTATGTGGGTGACGGAGGCGTAGGTGTTGCCTTCTTGATCTCGGTACACGCGATTCGGGCCTGAGTCGTCACGCTCCAGGGTCCA